GCGTTTTTGCGCGTTCCGTCATCGCGCCTGCGAAATTGTTATTACCAATCTCAGTCAGATAGCGCCCGATTTCCTCGGAACTATTCTTGATGGTCTTTGTAACGCCTTGGAACGTCAGCGATACATCATCGCCTTCCTTCTTTGCGCGTATTCCAAACTCTTTCAGGCGTTCAAATTCGCCAGTAGAAGCATCGGCGACCGCTTCAATCATCTGGTCAAGCGACTTGCCCATTGCCGAAGCGGTATTACCGTAGGAAGTCAGAGACTCCTTGGACGCATCAAGGCCAAGGGTTTTCAGCTTGATGAATGCTTTGGTTACTTCGGATAGTGAATACGGAGTTTCAGCCGCGAATGATTTAATCCAATCAAACTCATTCTCTGCCTTGGCAGAAGATCCTGTGATGGTAATAAGTGCTGAATTGAGTACGTCGAATTCACGTTGAACCGAAACAAGTTTCCCTGCGAATTGAGCAATGGAAAAACCGGCGAACAATCCGCCAGCAAGTTTCGACAGTGAAGAAAACGCAGAACCGATTCCAGCCGCGGCTTTATCGGCGTCTTTGGCTTCTTTGCCAAATCGGTCTAATTCATCAGCCGCCTTTTTGATGCCTGTAGCGGCTTTTGACGAACCGCTGGCTATCTTCTCAAATGGAGATTGAGAACCTAGCTTGCCGAGCGATTGCGATGCCTTCTCGGATGCTTTGGCTACATTACTAATAGACCTTGCAGCCGGATCAAGGTCACGGAAAGCCGAACCGGCGTTTTTGGCTTTAGCGCCCATTGCCGCCAACTGAGCATTGACGGCATTAACGCCGGACGACATTCCTCCGGTAGATTTCTCGGCAGACGATGCGGCTTTTTCAAGTGCTTGCAGGTCGGATGCGGCTTGTTTGACGCCTTTTGTCTGTACCTCGACAATCAGGGGAATATTGTCAGCCATTATTTATCCTTGTGCATTTCTCGTAACGCTTCATCTTCCATGACGCGCAAACCTTCAAACGCCCATTGCCTGTCATCTATGGAAAGCATGTCCATAACGACATGAAGCGTGTTGTAGTCCATTCCATACGCTCCGCTGAACCCTACCCTCCACTGAGTACGCATAGCGTCAAATAGACGCAATACAGGCCAGTTTTCCGGCCATGCTTCCATGGCATCCGCTTCCCCGAAGTCTGAGCGTTTCAAACCAACCGCAGCCAATTCGGCGTCGGTCGGTTGATCCTCGTAGAACTTTCGGGAAAGCGCCCTCAGTTTCCCAGGCGGGCGTCGATCAATTCATGCATGTATGTATTGAATATCTCTTTTGAAGAATCACGATAGTTCTGGAATAGTTGATTGATAGAATCAACCGACAATTCCATATCTGCATCCCAAGATTCAATTAGATCAAGAAGGCATTCTGCATCGCCGCGCTTGTTCTCATATGCAAGTTTGAAAAACTCTTGCACACTGTCTTTAGACATATGCTTGAACACGACCGGAAGTTCCTGAACCTCACCACCCGGCGCACGGATTTTGACCGTGGCCGGAAAGGTTGGATTAGCCTTGATCTTGAACATCAGTAGCGCACCGGCTCAGCCAGGAATGAGAAGGTACATTCGCAAGCCATGATTTCATTGATAGACATGGAAGGCGTCTTGTTCAGCGAGATATAGGCGTTGTAAAGAAGCACCGAACCATCAGGCAGCGTAGCCTTGACAGAACGTTGCAGACGGTCATCGTTCGCTTCTGACAGAGCAATGAAGCCAGGTTGCGTAGCATCGTCAGCAATCGACAGCGTAAGACCACCGGCACTCTTGACGGTCGGGATGCGCTTTTCTGCATCGGATTCAAGGAACTGGTAGGTTACGAACTGTTGCTCGCCGCCGTCGGTTTGCGAGGAAAGCACTTGAGCGACTTGCGTCCAGGTCGTGATCTCGCGGATCGTACCAGTACCGGAACCAGACGGATAGATCGATGTCAGGGTAGTATCGATACCTTCCAGCGGAACATCGTTAGTGGCAACCGTGCCAGCCTTGACGATCTTGTTGGTCAGGCGCGACCAGCCGGAGGTTACTTCCATGAAGTCGCCGGTAGAGATGCCGTGACCGACTTCAAGCGTAGCAACGCCTGGATCGGCATTGGTAACGGCGGTCATATTCTTTGACGCGCCGTAAGCGGTGGCAATGGCGAAGGTAGTACCGTTAGGCAGTTTCACACTCATGATTTGGGCCTTTCAATGGTAATTGCCCAAATGGGCATTAAAAAACCCGCGATGTGCGGGCTATTCGGTTTGCGTATTGCTACGCTTAAATCGTGTCGCAGCGGTAAGGAATGGATACCTTTACCACGTATCGACCTTGTTCATATTCTCCGATTCTCGGTGAGGCCGGATTGGTGACTCGTATCGTCAGCCCACTAGCGGAAATCGAAAGATTGTTCGGAAATTGAGTGGCGATGTTTTCGACTATCGTTGCCACTGTTCCGGTTCCAACATTCTCGACGCCGACTACATCAATCTGGAATATTCCTGAGTACAGCACATGCGTTCCGGCAATGTCTTTGCTTGCCCTTGTCGCGGGCATATACCATGCGCGCAGATAGGTTCCAGACGGTTGATTGATTGGCGCGTTCTGATATTGAACGGTGAGTGATTGCGTTGCCGCCCATGTTGCCAAACGGCCTTCAAGCGCGGCGCGAATTGTTTTATCGGACACTGTTTTGAATTTCCATCACAGATAGCCTAACCATTCCATTTGGCGCTTGTTTCGACCATCCGTTTTCAAGCCTGTCGGCATACGGAAGGTTATTAGTCAGGAACACGCTTTGATCGTTCAACGTGTAGCTAACTACGGTAGAGGTCGCTTTTGATATGGCTCCGTTTCCGCTAGGGTCGATTGATTCAGAAGTCGATAGATTAGGCGTGCCAATAGAACAATTCCAGTTAGCCCGGAAGCGCCCGGTTAAAACCGGAGATTTTTCAATCACGCGACTGAATAACTCAATGGTGATTTTCTTCGCCACAAGTTCGGCTTTATCCTTTGCCGCTTCTATCTGCTTTGCAAGATTCAAGGCAAATGTGGTCATTTACGAACCTGCACTTCATACAGCACCGGCGTACCGGCTGGATTGGTTACAGTTACAGGAGGCACGATACTCCACGTATCGGAACCGATAATCAGCTTGTCGCCTTCGGTCGGCTCCGTGAGTCCGAATGGAGAGAGTAAAACTAGCCTGTCGCCAATCCTTACTTTCTCGCCGTCAATCAGCCCCTTGTCAAAATCAACCGTACATCCATGCCCGATCTGATCGGTATATGTTACGGTTACACCACCAGTAGAAGTATTGTAAGAAGTTCCAGATGCAACCTTCAAAGTTACCGATTGACCAAACTCAGTTATTAGGTCGTCTGCAACATCCGCCATTTCAGAATAGAAACTCATGCGCGGATAACCTTGGTACCACCGAGTCCGGTAGTCAATTGCTTCAGCAGCGCATCAATCGCTGCATAACGCTTTTGACCGCCAGTATCGACTGGGCGAGTTTCCTTAGTGATCGGGCCGACCTTTACCATCGTAGTTACAGACGGTTCTACATCAGCGAACAGGCTAGTCGTCAAAGCCTTTACGGCCAATTCAACCGTAGCAGAGCGCAGCCGATTCATTAGCGGATCATCGTCCCAATCCCACATTTGGCGCGGGAATTCAAGTGCTTGATAATGGTATGACTTTGCAGACCTGAAGTTATACATCGTGTCTATGTATTGCGTAGCATTACGGAGCGCGGCTTCTTTCACCTCATCCGTTCCAGTCCATGCGGTTAAACCGCGGGCGGTGCAATACGTTTCGGCATCGGCAACAGAGATATAGCTTTCAGCCGTATCCAATCCCGTACCGTCTTCGACAATCAGAGCCATTGCAACCTTTCAAATCCGCCCCGACCGAAGCCGAGGCGGTTAGAAGTTATCAGCCGAGCAACAGGGCGACGTGTTCGGTCTTAACGACCTTGACGCCCCAGGCACAACTGATCTCGTATTGCATCTGGCGATACTGCGGATACATCGCCACTTCGAACGAGAGGCCGGAACGCGGGTCAGTGACCGTAGTACGATCCGCCGCCATGTCGCCACCATCAGGCAGAGCCGGAAGGCGTTGCGCCAGAACGATAGCCGACTTGGCGAAGCACATGTTACGGGTGGTAGAAGCAACCATCGTAATTGCAACCGTACCCGTCGCAGCGGTAGCAGTCTTCAGGCCAGGCGCGGCGATGGTGATGGAACCAGCAGCAACGGCAGTGATAACGTACTTGTGCGCGTTCGACTCATGCGCCAGCGTAATCACATCGCCGGCAGCGAGGCCAGCGGTGTAATCGGCGGTAGCAGCAAGCGAGGTAGAGCCAACAGCACGAACCGCAGAAGTCAGCGTACCAGACGAGAACGAGCCGGCGGTGTGGAACTTGGTTTGACCGGATTCACGAACCATCATGCCGTTGATGTCGAGCAACACGCCTTGGCGAAGGATCGAATCATTAGCATTAGATGCGTCGTAACCGGCTTGCTTGCCGCGAAGGTTTGCACCGGCTGCGGTGTCGATGACCAGTTGCAGGTCAGATACCGGAGCGCCGTTATCGACCAGAATCTTGCGCGACAGCGAAGCGGCGGTGTAGTCGCCAGCGGTAGCGAACGGAACGGTCGCAGCAGCACCGGCAGCGCGGGATGCGTACAGGTGAAGACCGCACAGGTCGGATTCGATTTCATTCACGAGGGTGCGAATGGCTTGTTGAATCTGAGCGCCGCGAATGTTGCCAGCGCCATACGAACCGGCGACGGACAAGGTTTGTTCTCCATTCCAGCGGATCGGAACACGACGGGCCTTGGTGATTGCTAGAGTTACGTTACCGATGGTCTGGTCACCATCATCAGGCGTGGTAGCAGCAGGGGTGATGTCGCCAGCAGACGCAGCAGGAGCGACGAAGGTGCGGATCGTTTGATCCTTGGCGGCACGTTCGGCAGCAGCGTCCATAGTGACGGCAGGGATCATGCCGACCAGTTCGCGGGAAACAACGTCCAGCGATTCGTAGATTTCAGGAATGAGATTGGTAAGAGTGTTTGCCATGATGGTTCCTTGTTAGGTTATTTCGATACCAGCTTTTGAAACGCTCATTCGCTCTTTTGGAGAGAGCGCTTCAAATTCGGCGCGGGTCATTTGTTTAGTTGAACCCTTGCCCTGGCTGTTTCCGTTTGCGCCTGATCCTGAAGCCTTCGCTTCAAACCAGTGCGGCGCTTTGTTCTTCATGTCGCCGAACCACTCCTTGAGCGTTAGCGGCTTGCCGTCTTTGCCGAGTACGCCTTCAGCCGCAACAGGGTTTCCGTTGTCGTCAATTACGAACATCGAA